CCCACTATTAGGAGGCACACTATGAACATGAAAAACCCTATATTCCTAACAGCAGGTGCGTTCTTATCTGCTTGGGCTGCTTCTAACTTCGCAGCAGATTACCGCTCAATTCTCTGGGCTGTACTAGCTGGAGTATTCGGATATGCGACTCCTAAACGATGACACCAACGGACTACTTAAATCTCTATATTGCCACGCTTGCAATAGTGGGTGGATTAGCGGGCTATGTGATCACGCACTTGCTGTCGGAGATCAAAAGACTTAATGCGCGTGTCGATGAGATCTATAACATACTTTTAGAGCGATAATTTAATCATGGCGCGTAAGAAGTCTATCGACTTAGAGGCTTACTCTATGTTAGATCAGTACTGCATCGGGCTTAATGAGTTCTATAAAAGCCTAAGGCGCTCAGGTTTCACCGTTGAGTTATCCCTAGCCATACTTCTAGAACCTGCTACTTACCCAGCAACTATTCTTCCTGCACCTAATTGGTTGCCGCTATCACCCGACCGCATACCTTATGACGATGATGATGATGAGGATTAATGAAGCGAACCGTAGTCATTCCAGACTTGCAATGCCCCTACGAAGATTCTCATGTTGTACGCAATCTCAGTTTATTTATTAAAGCGTTTCGCCCCGATGCTGTTCTTACTATCGGAGATGAAATCGACTTGCCACAAATCAGCCGATGGACAGAAAACACACCGGGCTGGTACGAGCAGACTTTAGCTGAGGATCGCGATCGCACAGTTGATGTTCTCTGGTCGCTTTTCGAGTATTCGAAAGAAGCCCATATGGTTCGTAGCAACCATTGCGATCGACTTTACAAGGTAATCATGAAGAAGATCCCAGCGTTCCTATCCCTGCCAGAATTGAAGTTCGAGAAGTTTCTTAAACTCGATGAAATGGGAGTCAAGTATTGGTCAACTCCAATGCCCATCGCTAAGGGCTGGATTGCCATTCATGGGGATCTGGGGAGCCTCAATCCTAATCCTGGCTTATCGGCCTTAAATCAGGCTAAACGCCATGGTCAAAGCGTAATTATGGGACACACGCACAGAGCAGGCAGAAGTGCCTCTTCTGAGGCTTCTAACGGTGTTTTAAGGCGAGTTCTGCATGGAGTTGAAGTAGGACATGCAATGGATCTAAAAGCCGCCAAATATGTCTCCACGCCTAATTGGCAGCAGGCATTTGCCATCGTTACCGAGAACGGCAAGAATGTGCAAGTAGACCTGATTTACATCGAAAAAGATGGAACATTCCAGGTTCATGGAAGGCGCTATGGCAGGGCTAGATGATTGGCCAGACCTAAATCGGACAATCGATGACCATGTTGATGACCAAGAATTGTTACCGTTTCGTTATCTAAATGATCGCGGTTCTGTCTGCTAGTCATGTAACACTTATTCCAAGAAGTCAGAAACTCTGACGGATTGGGAGCAATATGAATATCTATGAAATCGGAATGATCCTTACTTTATGGGGATTAACGATTGTTTTCTTCTACTCAATGGGCGTTGATGCTGGCTACAAAGAAGGCCGCCGGGCAATGCGCAAGTTTTACGATCAGCGCGATAAGGTAAGAGCATGAAAGCCAATGATTACCTTACAGAAGCTAGAGCCATCATTCAGGATCGTGGTCTTGACTACGGCCATCCATCGGACAATATGTCCCGAACCGCATCCCTATGGGCTGCATACCTTGAAATGCCAGTTGAGCCTCACCAAGTTGCAATGTGTCTGGCGCTGGTCAAAGTCGCAAGATCAATGGAAACTGGAAAAGTCGATAACTACATTGATGGCGCGGCGTACTTCGCAATTAGTGGCCAACTCAAATTAGAGGAGAATGAGTTATATGTTTAATCTTGAAGATTACGAAACAGTAGAAGAACGCCTAGCGAAGTTTTGGAAGGAACATCCAGATGGTCGAATTTATACTACGCTCGTTGAGCATACCTTGCAGCGCTTTATTGTTCAGGCTGCTATCTATAGAACTGAAGTGGATGCACACCCTTGGACAACTGGCTATGCAGAAGAAACCGTCAGTACGCGAGGAGTTAATTCTACTTCGGCGCTTGAGAATTGCGAGACGAGTGCGATTGGTCGTGCATTGGCTAACGCAAATTATGCTTCGAAAGGCAAACGCCCTAGTCGTGAAGAAATGGCAAAAGTCAATCAGGGACAGCCAAAGCCATTCGCTGAGAAGTTAGCAGACAAGATAACAATGCCGGTCGAGGATGATCCTTGGTCAGTTAAAGCGGTTGCACCCACACCAAGCGCTGCTGAAGCAGTTGCTTTAGTTGAGCAATCTTTAGGCGGATCAAAGATCGATGATGATATTCCTAGTTGCGAGCATGGAGTAATGAAGTTTCGCGATGGGGTATCAAAGAAGAACAACAAGCCTTGGGCGCAGTTTTCATGCCAAAACCCAGCAGGTGGTTTCTTAGAGAAGTGTGAACCTATCTGGCTAGAAATCGGTAGCGATGGTAAATGGGTTAAACAGAAAGGGCGCGGATAATGAGTCATGATGAATTGAAAACTAAATTACTTATTAGTGATGAAACAAGTATTTATGAGACTTTACGGTTATTCCAACAAGCATTGTTTTCGATAGTCAAATTGCATCAGCCAGAAGGTTTATCAACTGATCCAAAATGCCGCGAGTGCCAAGGATTAGATGCGGTTGATTGGCCCTGCGCGACTATTGAGGCTATCGAAAAGGAGTTAGCATGAGCAGCCTACAATTCATGAATCAAGATGGAGAATGGGAAAACTTTCCACCTGATGATGTACTAGCTGAGAGAGCCAAGCAACAAGAACTTATCAGCGCTTTACAGGTCAGAATTATCTGCCATCTATGTAACGAGCCAGTACCTAGAGAAGAGTTAGCGTTCTGGATTCAAGGCCAAGCAATTACCTGGTCATGCAAGAAATGTCATGCGGTCAATGTCTCAAAGCCGTAAGCATCGGGGCTTTCGCACCGAAAGAGTAGTAGCAGAGTTTCTGAGGCGCACTTGGGAAGGCGCTTCAGTTGGTCGAGGTAATGGCCGCGATATCCTCAATGTTCCGTTCGATTGCGAGGTTAAAGCGCGTACAGGACTCGATGTGTCAGGGACACTCCGCCAGATCGAAACTAGGACAGCCAAGAGCGGCTTATTGGGGTTCGCTTGCTTTAGGCTTAATGGACAAGGTGAACATGCTGAGGATTATGTTGCCATGCTCCGCCTAGGCGATCTGGTGGAGTTACTGAAATCCGCCGGGTTTGAAGGTCGCAAGGATCTTTATACCGATGTTGATATATCTAAATGCAAAGGTTGCGGTGCTTATGTTTTATCGCGATCTCATTGCTTGAGTTGTGAGGATGATGATGAGTAATGATCCGAATGTGCTACCAAAGGCTATGCACACCTGCTATTGCGGTTATTCATTGATAGGCGCTTATGACTACTTAGGCGGTCAGCAAGGCGTTAGCAGACTATTACTAGACCATATTCAAAGCGTTCATGGAGTGGCTAAATAATGCCGATCTATGAGTTCGAATGCACTAACGATCGATGCGAAGCCAATCTTCGCTACGAAAAGGAGTTAAAGATAAATGAACCTCACGATGTTGAATGCGGTTTCTGTCATGAGCCAATGCGTAAAATCTACAGCAGTTTCGGTATCCAGTTCAAAGGCTCTGGCTTCTATTCAACGGATAAGTAAGATGCGACTCACCGCTCTGAGCAGGACTTTTGTTAATGTGCTTGGAGCATTCGGTACACTATCGGCTAGAAGCCATCAAGGCTTCAACTCGCGCCTGAAAGGCGTAGCGCGTGTGTTAGCCGTTGTTATTGGGCTATCTCTATCTATTGCAAGCATTGATAGATCAGAGGCTTCAATAGTGCCAAATAAGAAGCTAAGACAACTGGCTAATTACCAATTAACAGATAAGCAATACCAATGTCATAACCAGATAGTTCATAGAGAATCATCATGGAATATAAAAGCAATCAATGGATCTCATCATGGCTATTATCAAATGCGTACTGAGTCTATTAAGAACAAGCCTTATGACTATCAGTTCTATATCTATTGGTATTATGTATCTAAGCGCTATGGCTTTGATAAAGATAACCCTGACTTGCCGGACTATTGTTCTGCACTTAAGCATTTAAGAAC